TGGCCCACCAGCTAGACGCGCTAACTGATTTAATTGCTCTGTTTTTTGTTTATCTTTAAGAACACGATAATAACTAGACTTATCTTTGCCAGACACAAACCCTAAAAACGCTTGGTAGACGTCATTGTCAATACCGTACGCTGCTTGTGCCGCGTTAATGTCTAACGGCGCTGCACCGTTGGCTGCGCGGATCTGATTAATCTGATCACCAGCTGCTTGACGAGCAATCTTACCCGCCTCAACATTAGCTAGTTTGCCTGTGGCCGCATCAATAAATTTACCTGCGCCTATGGCTAAAAATTTAACAGCTGGTGGCGCAACAAAAGGTAAAACACCGCCAATAGCAGCCCCTGTGTCAAATTCTTCTGGGTTAACTAAAGCTGATGATACGCCACCAACAGTAGTACCACCAACCAATCTTGCTAACGCATTACCAGTTCTACCAGCTAAAGTTGTGGGTGTTAACCCTGTTTGAAATCCACCTGATTTAAGCGATTGTGCTAATGGTGCGGTTACTTTTGCTATGCTAGGTATAGCTTGGCCTGCCGCTTGTATGGGTTTAGCAAGAAAGCCACCCACAGGTAATGTGGCTAAAACTTCACCTGCAAACTCACCTGTACCTGCATAACCAGGCGCTACATCTTTATACGGTTGAATAAACTGTTTTTGCAATTCTTGGCGACGTATGGCATCTTCAGTTAAGAATTGCCCTGTGTCTTTAGCACCTAACGCTGTTAAACCTTGACCAAGTAATTTTTGACCACCAAGTACAACATTACCTACACCTGTATATGCGCCTGCAAACGGTGCAATAACAGTAGTTAACTCACGTTGTACCATTTCTCTACGCGCATTCGCAGGTTCAGCAACAACATTTTCACGCGCATTGGGGGCGTTTGTTATTGTTGGCGTTTCACTACGCATACGCTTAATTTCCATTGCTAATGCTTTTGCGTCATCAACATTACCTGCTGCATCAGCTTTAACAAGGGCAGCGCCTAATTGTTCAAGAGTAGCCATATTATTGAGCGTATTTATTTACTAAAGCGTCATAATCAATAGCGCCTGATGGTGCTTCGCCTGCCTTCTTTCTAGCCCTTTCAATACCTGTTTTAACAATAGCTTTGTATTCGTTAGCGTCGGTAAGAAATTCTTTTTCGCTTTGCGCTAAACTCATCCTTGTTTTAGCCGCCGTTGCTTTTTTACCTTCTGTTTCAGTAATGGCACCGCCACCTTTAAGAGTCTCAAAGGCCTCTAAGAACGCGCCGCCCATAATCTCATCAAAACGTGCTTTAAAGTCAGCCGCGGGAGTGCCAGGTATTAGTTGCTCAATGCCAGGTATACCTAATGTATATCCTCTACCCATACCCACCGCACCTGTAAAGCCTGGGTGAGGCGCTGTGCCTGCGTTAATAACTTTACCACTTTTATCTCTAACTGCAGGTGTTCCAATCATAGCGTCAATTTTGCCAAGCAGACTCTCACTTGTTGCAATAGCATTTGGTAACGCTATGGCAGCTGCAGCGCGTGTTTTACCTGTTGTTGTACCCGCTGCTTTAGCTGCGGCAATATCTGCTTGTAAGTTAGGGTTTGTTTCATTTGCTAATCGTTGTTGCTCTATCTTTAGCCGTTCTCTAGTTCTTTTATCTACTAATAATTCGCCAGGTGTTGCTTCTCTTTTAGCTTCGCTTACAACTGTTGGAGCGCCGCCCATACCAGGGAACGCAGATACACGGTTGACCCCACCAAGGTTTTCTTGAATATATTGTGGTTTATTCAATTCAAAATACTTTTCTGCTTTAAGACTTAGCATTGTAAAGTGTTGTTTACGTTGCTCAGGCGTCATTCCCGATACAGAAGCCCATTGTTGTTGGGCTTGCGCAGGATCTAATTTACCTTTTTTAACACTATCTTGAAGATGTGCTAAAACATTTTCATCAGAAGTATTAAATACTAAATTTTTAAAGTTTTCTCTACTTTCAATCCTATCTTGTTCGCTAATTTCGCCTTTAAGTTTAGTACGTTCTAAGTTTGCTTTTTCTTGGTCGGCTAATAATTTTTCATAGGTTAAACCTGTTTTTCCATATTGGCGCAAACCTGCCCTACCTTCAGGCGTATTTAAATTGGCGCCTGCTAAATAATTACGAATTCCTTCGTTTTCGGTAAGCTCACGTTCAGCTTCTTTTATTTTTAACGCATTAAGCTGTTGGCTTTGTTGACCGCCTTCAAGTTGCATCATTGCAGCCATGCGGTTTAACGGATCTTGAATTTGAACAGGTTTAATACTTAACGCAATACTTGGATCAATAGGCATAATTAGTCCTTAAAATTACATTGAGTAGGCGTCTGCGCCGCCATATGAATACGGTTCTGGCATAACGTACCCACCACCCCCACCACCTGCTGTAGGAAAACGTCTGTTTAAATAATTTTGATTTTGATAAAAATTTAATCCTTGGCCTACGCCGCTACTAAATTGATTAGCCATGCCAGCGTACCCAGACGCCCTAGCATTACCTGCGCCAATAATGTTACTAGCTTGACCAGCACCAAACGCGCCTAACGCATTACCTACATTACCTGCGTAATTAGTACCTGACGCAATGTCTTGCCCCGTGGCTGTTTGTCCTGTACCCATTAAACTTTGTAGTGGGTTTAACTGATTAGAACGGTTAATTTGATACCGATTAAACGCATTTTGATATTCTTGTGACGCTAAGTCTTGCCCGTAGCGTTGCGCTCCTTTTAACGCAGCGCCTGATAATAATCCACCTCTAGCAGCTGCTGTACGGTCAAGTGCTTTTGTACCTTCGGATAAACGAAACGCATAGCCTGGATCGGCTTGGTAGTCAGCCATACTAAAGTCTCTAGCGTATCTGCCATCGCCTTCGCCTAAGCCTAAATAACCTAATAGTTTATTTTGAGCAGTTAAACCAGCTTCTCTAAACGGCGCGTTTAACTCAAGATTTTTTAGGTATTGTTCACGTTGAAGCGCAACTTGCTCATTAGCAATATCACGTTGTGCTTGCGTGGCTTCGCCTGCTGCACGCGCTTGCGCGCTAGATGCTTTGCTAGATGCCACACTACCTATTATCGCGCTGCCTACGACAGCTGCTGATACATATCCACTCATGTTAATTCTCCTTGTAATACTAGACCAAAATTTACTTTCATAGACGTCCTATAATCTACTAACAATTCATCATTAACATTAATATTTTTAATTGCTACTGAGTAAATATCATCGCCACTCTTTATGGGCTTAATATTAGCATTAAACGAATGATTCATAAACCTACCGCTAGGCGTTCTTTTTCCCTTTAAACGCCCTGGACAAATAATTTCACCAATTTTAAAGGATTTTGTTGCAAATAATCCTTTTCCGTGAATTTGCGAGTCACGTAGCTCAACAAAATGACCTTCTGGCATATCTATTAAATCGGACTCATTTTCAACAATTGCGTGTACTTCTTCACGCGTCATGCCTATTTGTTTTAGAAATAACAAATAATCAATTTGCGCTTGTTGTTCAGCAGTTCGACTATCTCCTAAACCATATACAGGTACAACATAAAGCCGATCTTCTAAGACTGCTACATCTTTACAATCGTCAGAATTTGCGTAAATATCTACCCAAACTACTTCATCTTCAAATACTCGACCAACACGTTGTTCACCAGCACAAGCATTAAATTCACATGGCGCCGTCAATATTTTCACTTCTGTACCAATATTAACAGCAATTGTACCTTTTTCTAGCCGAACTTTGTAATCTGTTTTATGCGCTGCTCCTGTTAAAACACACCACGGCGGTACAATAATCTTTCGTTCATAAATGCTTGGCGTAAACGTATGCTCAGTTATGATGTTTGCTTGTTCCATTTGGAGCAATTCATCTTGCAGTTTAACAATCTTATCGGGCGTTACGTTAATTTTAGCCAAGCCCATATTTGCAAACATAGGTAACGTAGGTAAAAACCCTTGGCCGTAAGTGACGGTCATTTCTATGTTCATACAATTGCCGTAATGATGCCGTTAGTGACGGTGACTGTCTTACCGTCACTTGTTGTAAAACTACCCGACACGCCATTATTGGTTAGCGTATAGATGTTAAAGAAGAATCTGTACCATTGGGTTGACAGTAAATCTGTATCAGCCAGTAACACAGGTACTTTAGACGAGGGGATTTGGGTTATGTTTTCCATTATGCGTTTGTCGGTGACATTTGTATTTCTGCGGCCATAATAGCAATCTTGACAGGATCCGTGCCTGATATTTCATAGACTCGATCCCGCAACTTGACGGTCATGCCAAGGCGACGAAAAAAGGTACGGAAGCCATACTGACCAATTCTGCCCATTGACGCCCAATGCTCATTAGACCATGTATGACCTGCATCGTCAGACCAACGCAACACGGCTTGCGGGATGTAGCCTGGTGCTGCCGAATGAACCGTAGTAATGAGTAAATCGTAATCTGTGGATATAGAATCGCCATCTTCAGTAACTAAAACATCGCTTGCTTCGGTTAGCAAATAACCTGCAATGCCAGTAGTCAATCTAAACCCTGCTTGCGTATCAATATACTCAGCTTCGGTGTATTCAGGGTACAGGTTAAGCCCAACGCCTGTCTCAGCGTCAAGCTGTAATGTATGCTGCGCTGTACGCTTGAGCGTATTCATATCAGTTGGTATTGCTCGCCATGACCGTAACCACTTTTGAACACCTACGCTATCGTCATAAACATCTAAGTCCAAAGCGTAGATATTACCGTTTTGGTAATCACCAACAACGATTGTGTCATTAAAATTCATCTGACAGTTAGAACGATGGCGGGTAAACTCGCCATTAACAAACCCTGCACGCTCATGCCACAACTGCGTGGCTACGTCATACACCCAAGTTTTGCCTGCTGTAGGGAATGTCAACACATAAAAAGAATGGCCTTCTTGCTGGTATGTATACGCAATAGCGTCAGCTAGAACAGCGTAGTTTTGTATGGCATACTCAATAGCATGGGTGGAAACCCTAACAGCGTTGTAGCCTTGGTTACGGTACACAATACCAAAACCCCGCGCATCAGCGCCTAGCCAAAATAAACTGTTATCTAGTTTAGCAACTGAATAAGTAGCTAAACAACCTACTTCGTTATATGCGCCTTGGATAGGTGACAAAGGAAAGTCTACGGCGCCTGAGTCGTACCAAACTTCGGTAGAGTTAGTACCAAACAACCAAATTTCACGATTGTTGACCGCTACGTTTAATAGATCATCAGGAGCGCTCTCAGCACTAGCAAAGTCTAACGGATCGACGGATGTACCGTCTAATAGTGTTGTAATCCAAACAATTTGTGAGTCTGGTTGGTTAAATACAAAATAACCGTCAATGTAGCCAACTGTTACGGCGCCTGCAAAATCAGGATCAGTAATCTGTTGAAACGCTTGTGTAGACTTGTTGTAAATATACCCGTCAGGATTACACGCTAGGAATAGTTGTATGCCATTGTCGGCAATAGATACTGGGCCAGTACCTGACACAATACCTAAAAGTGTTACTCTATATTGATTATCTACACGGTAAAATTCGTTACCTGATACTACAAAAGAATCTTCATTACTTGACTGATTTGCCCATACTGCACGGATGGGGCCATTACCAACGGTAACTAATTTTCTAAGCCCAGGCGCTCTATTTAGAAAGCCCGTGTCTTTTCCCCCTTCAGGTGTTGCTTCAGGGTATAGATTAATCATGCGGTTATCTGCCGCATTGATTGATCTAGCTACATAGGCTTGACCTAAGATTGGGCTTTTCATACTTACGCAGTAGTAGCTTTAATGACCGCAAACGCAATAACAATTGCCTCAGATAAGGATCCACCTGTAATGTTACGCACGTTAATACTTGCTGACCCGCCTACTGATTGTGCGTTTAACAAATAAGAACCTGCTGTACCACCGCTAATATGATTTAAGATTAGCACGTCGCCAGCTTCAATGACAGTATTAGTTAGCGTAAACGATACGGTTGTGTCGGCAGCTAAAGCAGCGTTATTTAATGTAATCTGACCATTTGTCTTAGATAGCGTAACGCCTGTAGCTTTGCTAGTAATTTGCGTAACTACGCCCGCAGAACCTGTCGTATACCCTAATTTACCTGCGGCTGAAATTAAGATGTTACTTGTTGCTGCAACGGTAGTGGTATTAAATGTAGTGGCAGTAAGCGTAGTAACTGTAATAGACGTGGCTGTAGCAGTACCTAAAACAGGCGATGTTAGCGTAGGGCTACCCGTACAATTAGTCAATATACCGCTTGATGGGGTGCCTAGCGCAGGCGTAATTAAAATTGGGCTACCAGTACAGTTACTAATATTACCGCTTGCAGGCGTGCCTAACGCAGGCGTTATTAGCGTAGGGCTAGTTATAGTAGGAGCGTTAAATATTAACGCATTAGTTATCTGCCTAGTAACATTGTCGCTTTGAACGATAGGGAATATGTCTGTGGTTGCAGCTGCGGTTGCAACGGGTAATTCGGTAATGGCAATATCACTCATACGTTATCCTTAGTAGTTCCCTGCGAATATGTTGTAGCGCTGACGTGTGCCAACAATACTGTATGGCAAGGACATAATATCATCTGGGTTGTTAATGCGTTTTATGTTGCGTTTAGACGCCATAGCAATTCGTGATACTTGTGGGCTTGGCTCAACGCCAAACTCGGCAGCAAATTCACAAGCCAAGTTATATCTAAATGCTCTTAAATAGCCTGGCGGAAACAATATGTTAGTTGCAAGCGTAGCGGGCTGTGTTAGCTCCTCAACCGAAATAAAATGCCATTCAAGCACTTTTGTTGGCTTAGGATAGACATACATTTCAATATTAGGGTACGACATATTAATCCATATCACTTGCGGGTATGTGCTAGTGACTGTTTTAACGGCAATACCGTCGTATTGTTGCTGATTGATAATTTTAATACCAAACGATATACCGTTGGCAGGATCAAGGAAGTATGTAGAATCGTCTATTAGAACAGGGCGATTACCTACAAAATCACCTGAAGGGCCTAGTGTTCTACTTAATACATTAGGTGGCCAACTAAATACTTGGTCTTGCGTAGAAAATATTGATAATCGTTCTGTATTCCACGAATCAATCATTTGATTTAATGCAGCTAAGGCATCTTGCGACGTAGCGGCGGATGGCGTTTCACCTTCAGCCAATACTCCTAATAGACGTAGCGCTCCATTAATTTGATCGTTGGCGGTATAAATTGCCATAACTCACCCTTTACTCGATAGTTTTACGACGTCTTTTTACTTCCAACGTATTGACTGGAGCCGCAATCATTTCTTCTTCGGATGGCGTATCGTTAGTATAACGCACCCAGCCGTTTTGTTCATCATATTCTGCTTCTTGTTCCATCGTAGCAACTTTACTACCGTGGTCAGGATGTTTTAAATATATTGTCATATTTGTGTTCGGTAGGGGGCGTACTGCCCCCTGATTTTAATTAAAAATAAATTAAGCCTGCGCAACGTGAATAGTTGCAAAATTTATAGTTAATGCTTCACTTAAACTACCCGCGCTTGCGTTTGTAATTGTAATAGTAAATGAACCCGCAGCGACCGTAGCAATAGAAAGTAAATACGTTCCTGCTGTAGCCGCGCCGCTTGCTATTGCAACAACTGGTACATCATAAGCACTTATAGCACTATTAGTAACAACAAAAGCTACTTCGGCAGCGGCCGCTAATGCAGCGTTATTAGTCACAATTTGACCAACAGATGCGTTAATTGTTACGCCTGTTGATTTACTTGTAGCTTGTGTAACGGTTGACGGCGCTGTACTACTTGAGCCAGTATTGTAACCAATTTGACCTGTACCAGCCAAAGCGTAAATATTACTTGAACTTTTTAGATCTTGATCTTCAAAAGCTACGCCTATTGATTTGGTATTACCCATA